TAAAATTCTATAATTATCTATATGTTAAACAGGGAAATTATACAGAATCAAGACGAAAAAGAATTTGTAACAAGTCTGATTATGAGCGACAAATGTTGTCAGGTTTTAATACCTTACATCAAACTTAATTATTTTGATATTGATTATACACGCACAGTTGTTTCGTGGGTAATGGATTACTATAAGAAATTCCGTAATTCTCCGAAACAGGACATTATATCTGTGTATCGCAGCCGCTGCGATGAAATACAAGACGACGCCTTAAAGGAACTCATTCTCAATTATATTCAGGAACTGGGTAAGAATGAGATTGCGATTAACAATGAAGATTACCTTGTCGATAAGTGTAAGGACTTCATTGATTATAAGGCAATGGAAATTTACACGGAAGAAATACAGTCCTGCCTCGATACCAAAAATATGGATAAGGCAAGACAGATACAATCTGAATACAGAAAAGTTTCTACGGTAAATACAAATGAAGTAGACATTATGGACCCAAACAGTATTGCAACCATTGTGGATGATCTTAATGAAGTTGATGAAGAACTGTTTACACTTCCTGATGTTCTTACAGATGTAATCGGTAAAATACACCGTAATGATTTCATTGCTATTCTGGCACCACCTAAAAAGGGTAAGTGTCTAAAAAAACACACTCCTATATTGATGTATGACGGTTCTATTAAGGAAGTTCAGGATATAGTTCCTGGTGATAAACTTATGGGTCCGGACTCAAAACCTAGAAATGTCGAGAGTACTTGTAAAGGTTTTGGTGAAATGTATCGTGTTAAATCTAGGACAAACAAGTTAAGAAAATTTCAGACACCGGACATAGACTTTACTTGTAATGGTGACCATATTTTAGTTCTCAAGAACAATTCTAAAAAATACAGGAAACCTATCGAGAAATATAAATCCAACGGTGAATTAAATGGTAATTTTACATTGCATAATAAACTTAATTTCTTAAAACAAGATGAAGTTGAAATTTCTGTAAATGATTATCTTAAATTATCAGACACTCAAAAAAGAAATTTAAAGTTGTTTAGATGTGCTGTTGAGTATGAGGAAAAGAAACATATCATTAGTCCTTATTTAATTGGTGTGTGGCTTGGTGATGGTACAAGTTCTAGCGCTGAAATAACTAATACGGATGACGCTGTGATTTCAGAAGTTGTTTATGAATTGAATGATTTAGGTGATGAATGTGTTTATAAAAATGGATTGTCGTTAAGATGTCATGAACAGGGTAACAATCGTAAAGAATCTAAATTTCATAAAGAATTAAAGAAATTAAATTTACTTAATAATAAACACATACCTGTAGAATATCTGATAGATTCGAGAAAAAATAGATTAGAGTTATTAGCTGGTCTTATAGATACTGATGGATATACTACTAATGATGGTAGATATGAAATCAATATTATGAATAAAAAATTAGCCGAAGACATTGCAAACTTATCAAGACAATTAGGTTTCAGAACTTTCATGGTTGAAAAATATAAACAATATAAAAATATGTATGATGATACAAACGGGTGGAAATATTCTTGGACCGTTAAGATAAGTGGTTGTTTATCTGAAATACCTGTAAGAATTGAATATAAAAAATTACAAGATACTAAGAAATTTAGTTCTCTTAACAATACATTTACTTTTGACATAGAACCTGTTGGTAAGGATGATTATTATGGTTTTGTGTTGGATGGAGATCATAGATTTCTATTAGGTGATACTACGGTTTCTCATAACACTTGGATACTTCAATATCTTGGAATACTTGCAATGAAACAACATCTTAATGTAACCGTTGTTTCAATGGAAATGACAAGAGCCGAAACGGTGCAGCGTCTTTGGAAAACATTATTCGGTGTAAAGAGCGGCACAGTAAAACCCGGAAAATATGAAACCGCTAAGTTCGTAGAAGATTGCAATGAACAGAGAAAGTTCAGAGCGGAACCTTTTGATTTTGTTGTAAAGGAAGATGCGGGAAAAGATGTATCATCACTTCAAAAAGAATTAAGACGAAACAATCAGTATCAAGGACATCTTGAAGTAATCGCTTACCCTGCGTTTGGCGAATCTGTAATTGGTATCACTAACAAAATAGAGGAAATGGCAGAGAACGGATTTGTAACAGATGTTCTTATTATTGATTACGCTGACATTACAAAACCAATCGGCGGTTCAAGTGAGGTACGACACCAACTTGACGCAATATGGAAACACCTCAGAGGATTTGCCTCAAAATTCCATTGTGCCGTTATCACAGCTTCTCAGACAAATCGCAGCGGACTTTCAAGTTCTGTTATCGGTGGTGAGGCAATTGGCGAAGATTTCAGAAAATTGGCTCACATTACTAGTATGGTATCATTAGAGCAGACACCTAAAATGAGAAAGAATCATGTTATGCGAATACGAAATATTGCATTGCGTAAAGGTGAGAGTAAAGACGAACCTTGTGTGTTCTGTCAATGCTTGCCGTTAGGACAGTTTGTGTTTGGTGAAGTTATTCCAGCCAGTGATTATATTTCTGTAGATGACGATGATGAGGAAGATGCAGATGAGTAAGGGAAAGAATTATGCCAATAGAAAACCGGAAGAATTAAGACCTGAGAATGACTTTTACCCAACACCAAGTTGTATGGTTAAAGAATTGTTAAATTCACAGCTTTCAATTTTCAATTCCGAAATAGTGTCTATGAATATACTCGATCCGTGCTGCGGTAAATATGCGATTGGTAATGTTTTAAGGAATAGTGGTATTGCTGATTACAACAATCTTATTGAAAAAGATTTAATGTATGGAAATGATTTTCTAGAAGAATATGAAAAGTATAAAGGTTGTGTTGATATTGTGATTATGAATCCACCATTTAAGTTATTTAATGAATTTGTAAAGAAGTCAAAAGAAATTGCAAGTCTGATTTGCTGCATTGGTAAATTGAATTTCTTTGGAGCACACAATAGGAATGTAGAAGGTCTATGGGAACATCTTGAGTATGTTTTAGTATTTGATAGGCAAATTGCTTTCGATAAACCAGAAACTTCAGATGGAAAGGTTGAATGTGGAATGATGATTACAGGGTGGTTCATTTGGAATAAAAATTATAATGGACTTCCACAGATTAAAGTTCTGGATATGCAGAAATACATTAGAGGTAAGAATGACTGATATACTTGTAGAGAGGACTGTTACATCAGCTGGTGTAAATTACAGGTTCTTTAAGAAACTTAATGACAAAGAAATGGCATTACTCAGTTATGAGCCTTATAAGAAAATCTCACAATCGGAGTATGTTGTAAAACCAGATCTGAATACAGAGGTAAGACAAATGCCTTATGTTTCAAACGGTCTAACAGAGTATGACGAAACCAAAACATACATAAATGTTTTCAGACAATCTGAGAATATAAAGTCAAAGAACTTGTTAGCCTTATTCTAATATTATCTATATGGCTAGAGTATTATGGGACGGTGAAAAGATTGTTGCAACCGCCTCGAAATCAAATTATCAAGAACTCAATAGACTTGCGGAGAAATATCAGGCTGAGCCGCTTCCTGCGGTGAATGGTTATGCTTTCGACAGAACTGTTCAGACTGTTTTAGATATTGCTGCATTGAAAGGAACGGCTTTTGACCCGTCGTTTGAAGACATTGTAAAGAAAGTAAATCTCGCATTGGAAAAGAAAAAGAATGATATTGAAAGTTACGGTTTTCCAAAAGAGATGTATCCGTTTCAGAAAGAAGCCGTTGCTCAGTTACTCAAATGGAATCACAGCGCTTTACTCGCCTCAGATATGGGTTGTGGTAAATCCTGTATGGCTTCTGTTTATCTGCGTTGGAAACCGAATTCTTTTCCTGCTTTAGTAGTGTGTCCGGCATCTCTTAAAACGAACTGGGCTGTAGAGATTGAGAAATGGACGCCTGGAGTTAAGACATACATTATTAACGGTAGAGAAACATACAACGATTTGTATGTCCTCAACAGCGTTAAACAGGCTGATGTAATAATTATGAATTACGATATTCTCGGTATTGATGATAAAGAGGCAATACGCAGAGAGAAAGAACGAATTAAGAGAGCAAAGGAAGAAGGACGACCTTATCGAAAAGCATTCATACCGGTTCACGGATGGGCTGAGAAACTTATGAATGAGGTTCAGATTAAAACAATCGTATGTGATGAGGTTCAGGCGATTGAAACTACAAACACAATACGAACGAGAGCCGTTACACAGATTGCCGTGAATGAAAGTATAACGAAACTGTTTCTTTCGGGAACACCGTTTGAAACAAGAGTATCTCAGTTCTATACAGCCTGTCATTTAATTGCACCTCATATGTTTCCTAAAGAATGGGATTTCAAACAGAGATATTGTGCTCCGTATTACAACGGTTTCGGTTGGGAATATAAAGGAGTTTCAAATCTTGATGAACTGAGAGAAAGATTATCAACATTTATGATAAGACACCGTAAGGAAGATGTTCTCAAGCAGCTGCCTAAGAAACAGCGAATACCTATCTATTTTGATATGGATGCACAATCAAGGGCTTCCTATGACAAAATGGAAGATGAGTTACTCGCTCAGGACAGTAAGATACACCAGTTCAGTTATCTGGCAAAAATGAAACAATCCCTTATGGAAATCAAAATTGAAACGGTTGTGCAGTTCATAAAGGATATGCTGGAAGTTGAGGATAAGGTTGTCGTTTTCGCATTCCATACAAAGATGTTTAATATTCTTATGGACGAGTTCAAAGGACAATGCGTAGGAATTGACGGATCAACACCTACGGAAAAGCGTCAGGGAATGATTGACAGTTTTCAGAAAGACGATAAGACAAGAGTATTTATTGGTCAGATTGTGGCAGCCTCAACAGGAATTACATTGACCGCATCACATACCGTAATCTTTACAGAATGGGGAATGACCTGCGGGCAGCATAAACAGGGAGAGGATAGAGTACACCGTATTGGTCAGGAAGCTGACCGTTGTATTGCATATTATCTGATTATTAAAGATACGATTGATGAAGGACCTCTTGAGACATTAGGAGCTCATAACGCAGACATTGAGGCTGTTATGGACGGTAAGGAAGACGCCCAGTTTGTTGATATAAACGAATCTATGATTGCAAAAGTAAAGCAGCGTAAGTTAATGCGTAACAAACAGGCTGTTCAGATTGAGTACAAGTAATTATCCTATAATTCTTAATATGGAATTAGAAGAAATCGCTGAGAAATTAAATCGTAAAATAGTTCAGAGAGAAACCTCAAAGAAACTTCTTGAAGACCGTATGAATCGTCTGGAAGAGATCAAGAATGAAACGGAAGTTATTTTGAAGTCACAGGCACTTCTTCAGGAAGTTGCTAAAGAGGTACAATCGAAATTATCAATGAAAATCGACAGTATTGTAAATCTCGGACTGGCAACCTGTTTTCCCGAATATACATTCCAATTACGTTATGCATCTGCTCGTGGAAAGACAGAAGTTGAGTTTGTGGTTTTGTTAGGTGAAGATGAGGTAGACCCTAAATTGCAGAACGGTGGTGGTCTGATTGACTTGCTTACATTCTGTCTGAGAGTTGCCATTTATACCATTTCAAATACGGATTCTGTAATACTTTTGGACGAACCGTTCAAGTATGTTAGTAAAGGTTTAAGAGATAAGACGGCAGAATTACTCCACACACTTTCAGAAAGACTTAACCTGCAATTCATTGAGGTTACTCATGTTGATGAACTGATTGAGTATTCGGATAAACAGTTTGTTGTTAGAAAACAGAACGGGGTAAGTTATGTTAGTTGAGGCTCTTGAAAATATTGATGTCGAACTTGGCGAAATATCAGATAGGATAAAATCAATTGCTAGAAATAAGAAGTTTACTAAAGAAGATTATCAGAACCTTAATATATCAGCTGGCTATATAAGTGCGGCTATAAGAATAATTAGAGATGTTAAACGAGGAATTAAAGAATGATTGACTTGAACGGCATTTCAAAGACATCACAGGAGATTGCGAAAAAGAGAGAGAAACACGGACTTGGTGCAGATACCATAACTTGTCTTAAACATTGCAGCGGAGAAGTTTGTGAAGCATTGCAGGCTTTCAATGAATGGCAGGAAGATTTGAAGTTCGGTGCTGTTTCAATGGGAGTTACAGATCCTGATTGGCAGAAAGACTATAAGAATGAATATTGTTTGGAATTGGCAGATATAATTATCTGTGTTCTGATTGCAGCTGCTAACAGCAATATTGATATTGAAAAGGCAATCGCGGAAAAGGTTGTAATGAACAGGAATCGTGCAGAGGGAACCGGAGATAAGTTATGATTAAAAGAATAGAGATTAAGAATTTCCAGGCACATAAAGACACCGTAATTGATTTTGATAAAGGTGTGAATGTTATTACTGGTGAAAGTGATAACGGTAAGTCGGCTGTTCTCCGTGCAATGCGTTGGGTTGTAGAGAATTATCCGAGTGGTACTAACACAATAAACTCAAGGTGGAATACGGACTTTAAGGAGCCTATGTCTGTAAAGATTTATACGGATAAAGGTTGGATCGAAAGGGTAAGAGATAAGACAAGAAACGGTTACATCATATCAGATGATAACGGTGAACGGAAACTCATGGCAATCGGTCAGAGTGTTCCACCTGATGTAACGGCATTCTTCGGTATCACAGATGTAAATTTACAATGGCAACTTGATCCGCCTTATCTTATTTCAAAGACACCTGGAGAAGCATCTAAGTATCTTAATCAAATTGTTCATCTTGACAGTATTGATATAACGCTGGCTGCTGCAGATTCAGATAAACGTTCTTTATCTTCAGAACAGAAAGTTGTTGAAAAGGACATTGAAAGATTAAAAGAAGAAATAGAGTCTGGTGAATGGATTGATGAAGCACAGAATGTTTATGACAGATGTGCAAAACTTGATGAAATTGTTCAGGTAAAGAATAAGGAAATTGCGGTACTTGATAATTCGATTGATAATTATAACGAGTGGTCTAAGAGTATTACGGATACATCAGAGATAAACAAAATAATTTCTCAGATTGAATCTATAGAAATACCTGATTATTCAATGATTGATAATTCTATATCTGTTTATCAAGATTGTCAGAATAAGATAGTTGATACATCAGAAATAAACAAGATAATTTCTCAGATTGAATCTATAGAAATACCTGACTATTCTGAATTAGAAAAGTCAATTGAACGATATAAGACAGAAGAAGAAGTTATCCTAAAATGTAATAATGACGTGAAAGTACTCAAAGAGAGACTACCTAGTGTTTGTCCTCTTTGCGGTGCTCCGATAAATGAGGTGTAATATGTTTCAGAAAGAATGTGATAAATTTAGGGATAACGTTGTGAAAACGATGTGGTCTTTCTTCAAAATGAAACCTGAGGAAATTAAAGATAGTATCGATAAAATATTCAAAGAGTATGGAGATATGTATAATCTCGATACTGTGGATTACAGATACGTCAGACCGGAATTAAAAGAAGTTGTAATGCGTTATCGTACAATGAAATACTTTTATGATATTTATGTAAAATTAGATGAACTTAAAATATATTTAGATGAAGGAGTAGATAATGGATATCAAGGAATTTGAACAGATTAAAGACAAGGTAAAGTCACTCGAACTTGAATCGGCAACCGCAAAGGGAAAGCAGGAATCAATCGTTGAACAATGGAAAGAACAGTATGGTTTTAATACTGTAGAAGATGCCATTAAGAAAAGAGATGAAGTGAAAAAGGAAGCCGAAGACAAACAGGCAAAGCGTGACAGTTACTTTGAAAAACTGAAAAATATGGTGAACTGGGAAACAGTATAATCGATTGAAAGGCACAATGAAAAATTGTGTCTTTTTTAACATTTACCCTTTACAAGCCTCTTACTTTATGTTATTATTACAGTAAATAAAACATAAATGCTTTAGGAGGCAAATATGAAAACAGTAATCGGTGGTGTTGAAGTAAAACTCTTTGGTAAGAAAGAATTGTCAGAAAGATTGACAGAAATGGTTCAGTATTTCCTGGACAAGGGATATATCTTTACATATACTGGCAGCGGTTCGCAGGGTGAGGAAACAAAAATTGATTTGACCAATGACGGTGGTAAGACTGTTGTTCGTATCTGGATGGACGAAGATTATGAATATATTGAAAAATATCGCGGCGTTCGTGTAATGCGTATCTTTGCAAAGAAGTACGAGGATGTAAACAGAAACTCTACACTCTGGATGGACAAAGGCGAATTGATTTTCAAGTCTGATTTCTATTGCATTGATGACGACAAAAAAATCTACTCAGAATCTATTCTCGGTTTGAAGACTGTTCTTGAACTTCGTAAGAACCGCTGGAGTGGACCTTTCTATTCTTGCAGATACAGCGGCAGAAAAGTTTCACACAACTGTTTCAAGGCTGCATTACCTTTAATCAACAAACAGAAAGGATACAAGACAGTTCGTTTGTCAGACATTGCTGGTATTATTAAGTTCGATACATATTACCGATTTGACTTTCACGGAAGAAAAGCATCACTGGTTGTTGAAACCTTAAAGGCATAAAAAAAAATAGGCTGACTTTAGGGTCAGCCATTTACATAATTTTTATTGTGTATTATAATGATACCATATCAAAAACACAAGGAGTATAAAACAATGAGAGAAGTTGAGGGTGGCGATTACGAATCGTGCAAGAACATGATTTGGAAACTCGCATTGGAACGCTTTAACAAAAATAAGAAAAGGCGACCTGATGTTGAGTTTGACGATGTACTTGGTGAGGCTATGAGCATTTACACCATGTGCCTTGAAAACTACGACGGCAAAAAGGGTATGAAGTTCACCACATATCTGTATCAGAACCTTGTTGGTCGTCTTGTGGATTTCTATAGATTCGGAATGAGGGAATTCATTCATTACGAAGATATGAACTTCGATAATGATACTTCTAAAGAAAAGCGTTACGAAGACAATATCGAATCCCGTGATTATGACATTGATGAATCTACAAAGGAACTTCTGAGAGTTGCCAAAGAAGAATTGTCATATGAGGGTTATCAAGTTCTTCAGTACATAATCAGTCGTGATTGGGAAAATTCAAGACAGAAACAGTATCCAAGAAACGCATACATTACACACCGATTCGGGTATTCTCCTGAAATTGTTGAATCTATTTTATCTGAGATAAAACACTTCTGGAACAATATCGGTTGGATGGTTGCTTAGTTTATATATTTACTGTGAGGTATAATTATGAGTAAAAGACCAATTAAATCGGCATTAGGTAATGGACTGTGTATAATCGCTAACGGTGGTGAGGTGGATATACATGAAGATTCTTATGAACAGGGTGAGCTCGAATATGTAAATAGTTGGAATATAGAAATCAATGGCTATTTTGATACTGCTGAAGAACTTATCGCAGCATTGAGTAAAGAACTTTACTGGCATTTAGACCCAGCAGCTTGTGATTTCGGTGAGGGTGTTTTCAGGGCATATCTAACCGTAAATGCAGAAAACGAAGAACCTTCTGAATATGAATACGAACAATGGAAGAAAGGAGAATTGATGCTTTATACCGCCGATATATTTGTTCCGCTTGAATGTGGTCCTAGACCTGAAAAGCACGATATGACAGATGATGAGGCTAGAAGTTTCGGATTTGAAGTTTGGTCTTCTTAAAGAAAATTAAATCTGTATATAGGAATCCACCTCAATCAGAGGTGGATTTTTTGTCTGCGTTGAAATTCTATTATTAAAAGTATGTTTAACACGAATGAATTGTCAGAAATCACTTCCGGGAAAACGGAAACAAGAATCGCAGTAACTTATAATGATTTGGTACATATTAACAGGACATTGGAAACCTGTGAGAATTACATAGACTTCACATTGGAGAAGTATCCTAAAGGATTGGTGTTCTACGATTTTGAAGTTTTCAAATACGACTGGCTCGTAGTTCTTATTGATCCGTTAGAGAAAACAAAAACAGTTATTGCCAACGAGAGAGCCGCCCTTAAAAAATATTTTGATGAAAATTGTAGTAAGGTCTGGGTCGGTTATAATAATAAACATTATGATATTGCCATTCTTAAAGGTATTTTACTCGGAATGAATCCTAAGGAAATATCTGATAAAATCATTATAGAGGGTAAGCAGCCTTTTGAAGTTAGCGATGAGTTCAGAAAGATTAAAATGCTTTCCTATGACATTATGATACAGATTGTAAATGCTCCAAGTCTTAAAACCTTTGAAGCATATATGGGAAATGATATTGAGGAAACCGAAGTACCTTTTGATATTCAGCGACCTCTTACCAAACCTGAAATGTATCAGACAATGAAATATTGTATTCACGATGTTGAACAGACAATCGAAGTATTCAGACGAAAGATAGATGATTATAACGGCATTACATCTATCGTTGAGATGTTTGATTTTCCATTCGACTGGATTATAAAGACTAAAGGACAATTAACCGCATTGGTAGTAGACTGTAAAAAGCAGCCTCACGATGATGAGTTTGATGTTACCATATTGCCTTGTATTCAGTTGGAAAAATACAAGTATGTAATGGATTGGTTTAAGGAAATGGTAAAGCATAAGGACTATACTTATGAATTACCGAATACACCTGAGTTCAGACACATTCTTAGTAAAGGTGTTCAGGTAAAGAAAAAGGATAAAGGTGAAGATACCGCTAAGACAGCATTTCAGACAATGATAGGCGGTATTCCACATCAGTTCGGTTGGGGTGGTGTTCATGGTGCAGCGGACACGCCTGTTCACATTACAGGTAAAATGTATCATTGCGATGTTACATCATTCTACCCAAGTCTTATGATTGTTTATAATCTGTTTACACGAAACGCAAACAAACCGGAGAAGTTCAAGGAAGTATATGATTTGCGTGTTGCTCTTAAAAAGGCAGGAAAGAAAAAGGAACAAGCTCCTCTAAAGATAATACTTAATAGCCAGTTCGGAATAACAAAGGCAAAAGTTAGTGAGGCCTATGATCCGGTTCAGGCAAACAATATCTGTCTTAACGGACAGCTTATGTTACTGGATTTAATCGAACATCTCGAGAAATATCTGGGTGATAAGTTTGAACTCATTCAATCCAATACAGATGGTATTATCATTAAAATCCCTGAGAATGATGAAAAGGCAGAACGCATTATGAAACATGTTCTTAATGAATGGAGCCTCAGAACTGGTATGGGTATTGGTACGGACGCCCTTACTTCATATGTTGCAAAAGATGTAAACAATTACATATTCATTTTTGAGAACGGTAAACTTGAACGCAAAGGAAAGTATGTAAAGGAACTTTCTGATCTGGATAACGACTTACCTATCGTCAATAAGGCTGTTGTCGATTACATTATCAACGGTACACCTGTAGAACAGACAATTAACAATTCCAATGATATGATTGATTTTCAAACTATTGTCAGGGTATCTAAGGCATACAAGCTGGGCTGGCATAACGGTAAGGAATTGTCTGAAAAGACATTCCGAGTATACGCTTCAACCGATACCAAAGATACATATATCGGAAAATGCAGGGAAAGCGGCGCTACACCTGAGAAGTTTGCCAATACACCTGAACATTGTTTCATTTATAATAAATCCGTAAAGGGAATTCCTTTATCGGCAAAACTTGATAAGAAATGGTACATAGACTTGTCTAAGAAAAGACTTAGCGAATATGGTTATGAAATGCAGACTAAGTTCAGTCTGTTCTAAGGAGTAAAATTATGACTGTTATCTACAAGGAAGATTGCAGAGAAGCGATGAAACGAATGGAGCCTAACTCTGTAGACTTGGTTGTTACAAGTCCACCGTATGATGATCTGAGGGAATATAACAATTCTTCAACTTGGAATATGGAAATATTCAAAGATATTGCCAACGGTTTATACAGGGTTATGAAAGAGGGTGGTGTTGTCGTATGGGTTGTGAATGATTGTACTGAGAATTGCTCCGAATCACTGAACAGTTTTAGAGAGGCTCTGTATTTTAATGAAATCGGATTTAATCTTAATGATACTATGATTTGGAATAAGCCGAATCCTATTCCACAGACTAAACAGCCTCGTTATACACAGTGTTTCGAATATATGTTTGTTTTCAGTAAGGGTATGCCTAAGACATTCAATCCTATACAGAGAGTGTGTAAGAACGGTGGTAAGGTGATAAAGAGTTCACTTAAACAGATTACGACAGGAAAGATTGAACGCAAAGAAAAGATTTACACAAGCAGCGAGTCTATAAGTGAATATAATATATGGGAAATACCTGTTGCTCAGAATACTACAGACCACCCAGCAGTATATCCGATAGAACTTGTAAAGAAACACATTCTGTCCTGGAGTAATCCTGGCGATTTAGTATTTGATCCTTTTCTTGGAAGTGGAACTACAGGAATTGCTGCAAAACAGTTAGACAGAGAGTTTGTGGGAACTGAGATTGATGATCAGTATTTTGAGATTGCCAAAGAACGAATAAACAATGCGTTCGGCAATTATGACGCTAAGGAAAAGGAAAGCAGCATAAAAGCGCTGTTCTGAGATATATTCTAATATTAAGATAAGGAGTAAAATTATGGAACTTTACATTAAATATCGTCCTAAAGTTTGTGACGAGATTCTTGGCAATGACTTAGCAATTAAATCATTGCGTTCAGAAATTGAAGCGGGACATCATGTGTTTCTATTAACCGGTGGATCTGGCACAGGTAAAACTACATTAGCCCGTGCAATTGCTAACGAACTTGGTGGAACAGAATTAACTGTTCACGAAATAAATTCCTCAGAAAACAGAGGAATAGATACTGTTCGTGATATTATGGACGAAATCCGATATAAACCTATTGAGGGTAAGTCTGTTTATATTCTTGACGAATATCATATGCAGACAAATGCTGCACAACAGGCAGCCCTTAAAATGTTTGAAGAATGCCCTGAATGGTGTTACTTCTTTATATGTACTACAGATAAATCAAAAGTTATAGATGCTATTAAAACCCGTTGTTCACAAATTCAGTTATCACCTCTTGATTATAATACAATGTTTGGACTTCTTCGCCGTGTTGCACATAAAGAGGAAAAACAGATTGGAACTGAGGTATTACAGAAGATTGCAGAACTTGCTGATGGTTCTTCAAGAGATGGACTTAAAAAACTTGGTCAGGTTCTTTATCTTGACAACGATGAAGAACGAATGAAATATCTTGAAGAACATTCATTCTCAGAAGAAAATGAAGATATATTCAAACTTTGTCAGTCGTTGATTAAGAAAGAGGGTTGGAATAATTATGCTGCTTGCATAGTAAAGGCAGAAGAAGATGTAAAAGCCAATCCTGACGGTGTGAAGTTTCTTATCTTATCTTATGCCAGAACTGTACTTAAAAAAGGGTTTAATCTCAATGCTGCAGCATTGATTAAGGCTTTTACAGGTGTAGATACTTGGCGAAACAAGGAATACGCAATATGGGAAGGAATCATTGATTTCTGCGAATTGGTAGGTGATTAACCTTTCCGCATTTTCTGATAGGCAAAGGTTAGTTTGGCTTTCTGTTCGTCAGTTAAGTCCTTTGTCTGTAAGATAAGCTGATGTAATTTACGGTGATGATGAAAAGTTATGTGTACTAGATTATCTGTATGATCATCACCGCCGCAACATCTAGGACATAAATGGTGTTCCTGTAGATTTTTAAGGTTCTTATCAAGCAATGCGAAATTGTTTGCAAAATGAACATAGGCTAGAGGAAATGATACACCGTATCTGTTTTTAAGGAATGATAGTAATTCATTATCTGTCATATATAATATATTAAAGAGGCGTTGAATGAACGATTACGATATTCAAAGTGATATAACTATCAATCAATATCAGCTTGAGAGCGAATGTATTTCAATGGCAAGTACATATTACAAATACGCTGATATGGCAAGGGAAGCAAAGTCTATTGTGTCTGAAAAGTCAGACCTTGTAAAAATTATCTCTGCAGAACGAAACATTGCCATAAGAGAGGCGGCTGCTAATTCTGGTGAGAAAGTCACAGAGGGTATAATATCCTCAAGAGTGCAAAGCGATTCTCAGGTTGTTCAGGCAATGAAAGAATTAAGAGAAGCTGAGGCAACACATAGTAGATTGGCTGCTGCTGTATCTGCCCTTGAAATTAAGAAATCGGAACTTGATAACCTTGTGAAACTCCGCTGTAATTCTATGTATGTAGACAGTCCTGCAAAACCAACAAGAGATATGAAATCTGATTTTCAATCTGATTATAACAGGAGAACTATGACACCGTTGCCACAGTAATCCTATTATTACATATTATAAACATTAAGCATTAAGCCTATATGGCAAGGAGAAGCATTATGTTTAACAAAAAACCTATTAAGGCGTCTGTTTTCGCTATGGGAGCAGACAAGAATGGCAACCGATACGGTGGTTCTGGTTTCAAGACTAATCTTAATCTTGAAAAATTCGGTCTGAAGAAATGGAAGATTCATGAGGGTAGAAACCTTATCGACATCATTCCATACAACGCAGGTAAAAATCACCCGCTCGTTGCAACAGGACAATGCGAAAAAGGAGATACAATGTATTCTCTGGATTACTTTGTTCACAAGAGTATCGGACCAACACAGTCAGATGTAACTTGTCTTACTCAGTATGGCAAGAGATGTCCTATCTGTGAAGAAAGCAAGCGTCATTACGCATTGGGAAGTGAAGAAGAAAAGAAAAAGGGAACAGCTTTCAGAGCAAAGCGTAGAGCCGTTTACCTTATTCACGACCTCATTGACAACAGTTATGCCTATTGGGATACAGGATGGACTTCATTCGAAGAACCTGTAAACAAAAGAGCATCTATCACAATTGACCCTAAGACCGGCGCTCCTATCAATCCGTTTGATTGGGAAAATGGGAAATCAATTTCATTCCTTGGCGAAAAAGACAAATATCAGGGTAGAGATTTCGTAAAGATTTCAGACGGAACTCTTAACTTTGAAGACCGTCCACCATTGTCTGAAGAAGTTCTTAACCACTCAGTCGACTTGTCTGAGGGTATCGAAATTATGTCAGACGAAGATATGGATAATCTTTTGTCAGGCAAACCGGTAGTAGAAAGTAACAATACGCAGCAGGCACCTGAAACAACACAGGCACCTGTACAGTCAAATACCAATGGCAGCGCTCCACAGTCACAGCCTTCCTTTGATACAATGGAAACCGTTCCGCAGCAGCCCGCACCTCAGCAGGCGGCACCTGCACAGAACGCAGCTCCAGCAGCTTCACCTGAAAAAACCTGTCCTTTCGGACATAATTGGGGTGAGGCAGACAATCATAAGGAATGCGTAACCTGTGGTGCTTGGGACAGATGTATTAACGGTTAGTATCTAATCACATCTGGTTAAAAGAGGGGAATTAAGGGAGTGGGTAATTCCTACTCCCTTTTTTTTAATTGGAGGAAAATTCAATATGAATCAGAAAGAAATGTTGAATATTTGTAAAGAGAAGGGTCTTACGCTTACAGCACCGCTTCTGTATAGGGCTGGAAAGAGAGAAGGATTTTTGATTAAAGTTTCTGATGACAAGCGTGAAAAGTATCAGGTTGATATGAAGAAGTTCAATCAGTGGCTTGATAAGAACAATATCGATAAGAATTACATTTCAATCGGTGAAGCATCAAGAAAAACTAAAATCTCATTCTCAGGTCTGAAATATCAGTTGGAGGCTCGTAATTGCGAAATCAAGAAGATGGGTCTTATTGATGGAGGTACACTCTATGCCAAGCGAACAGACATTGAAAGAATTGTCGCTGAGTATAAGCGAAGGACTGTTAAAAAGGAGAAATAAAGTGTTAGACAGAGTTTATTTCAAAACTGGTGTTAAACTTATAGATATGGTTCTTGGTGGTGAAAAGGGTGTCTACGGAGACCCTGCTGGTAAGATAATCAGAGTTTGCGGCGATAAATCTACTGGTAAAACTTTTATCTGTAATGAGTTTATTGCCAATGCCTATTGGACTTACGGAAAGAAGTTTAAGTGGATGTACGCAGACTGTGAAAGAGGTTACAGTTTTGATACTCAGCCTCTTTATGGATTTGATGTTTGGACGCCTGAATCAGACGCTCCTGAGAATGTTGAGGAAGCATTTTATTGTATCAATAAGTTTGCAGAAAGTTTGAAATCAGACGAGTTTGGTATTTATGTTCTGGATTCACTTGATGCACTTACTTCTGATGAACAGGATAAGCGTGCAGAAGAACGACTTGACGCTATTGAAAAAGGCAAAGAGATGAAAGGTACTTACGGTATGGGTAAGGCTAAATATCTTTCTCAGGAATTCTTCCCGCAGCTCTGTAAGGTAATTGAGGACAAAAATATTCTTCTGATTATCGTTTCTCAGATCCGTGATAATACAGATATGTTCAGTTTTGAAAAGTTTTCTGTATCTGGTGGTAAGGCTTTTGATTTTTATTGCTATATGACATTCTGGCTGGCAACCGCTAAGAAGTACACCTATAATGAGGGTGATAACGAAGTAATTCTTGGCGGTACTAATATTCTCAAAGTTACTAAGGGAAAAGTACCAAGACCATACAGAAAGTGTTTCTATACCTATTATTTTGCCCGTGGTATTGATAATGTTGAAACAGGTGTTGATTATCTGTTTAATATTCGTACAAAAACCGGTGATATAAGTAAGGGTGTAGAATGTGCTTGGGAAAATGATCCTACAAAGAAACCTATGACTATTGCCAACATCAAAGACTGGCTTGTAGAAAACAAGTGGTATGAAGACTATCGCAATACACTTGAAAAAGGTGAACGTGCTTCTATGGAAACAATGTTGAAGTTCGTTAAGAGTGATGAAAAGATTAAGAAACTGTTTGACGATACTTTCAACCTCTGTATGGATAGAGATACACTTATCACTTATATCTATGAGAATGGACTTGAAGAAGAACTTGACCGAAGGGTTGAGGAAAAGTGGGAAGCATTCGAAGAAAGAGCAGCTGCTCAGGTTACATCTCGTGGCGGCAAGTACGCAAAGTTCTACGGCGACCAGCCTAAGAGTACAGCACCTGCAGAAACAATTTAATATTGCAATCTGGTAAAATTGCGTCTATAATTATAAATAGGTTTTTATGAGTGATGTGATTTTACTCCTTTACCCGCACCGGACGAGTGGTGCGGGTATTTTGTTTATGAGGTTGCGATATGACACGAAAGGAACAGAGAGAAGAAAAACTACGGAAAGAAAAGGAATTCATAGATTCCATTAAAGGTATTTACATTGACGGTAAGATAAAAGACCTGTTTCGTAGAACTTCAATATGGAAAAATTTTAGAAAAGAACTGAAAGAAGAACGAAAAGTAGATGCTTTGACCGGTCGTAAACTTACTAAAACATTTAACACACATCATATGCGTTTCGATAGTCGTCTTTACACAGACTTAGATAAGGAGTTCTTCCGTTGTTATAATAATCAGATACATGACATTGTTCATATTTGTGTTTCAGAAACAATTAAGAATCCTGAGTTTATGAAAAAACTTACAGATGAGGTAAATCTTCATATAGAAATAAACGGCGGTAAAGATGTTCGTGATTTCAAAGATTAAATTTTTTGAATTTTATCCTATACAATTCTTTTATTCTATGTTATTATTACGATAGATAAATAGGATTAGAAGGAGTAAGATTATGGATAGAAACATTTACAAAGCAAGAAACGATTATATCTGTGAACATTGTCGCAAGATAATTCCTCAGGGTGAACGATATGTAGATTACACATATTGTACCCGTAATTCGAAAACTGGTCTTGAGTGGCATCATTACAGGTATCATGTTGATTGTGATAACAGAAACGAAACAGAAAAAGATAACAGAAGTTTACTCGAAAAGATACACGCCAAGCTTGCTGATGAGGGTGCATTCCCTATGAGTAGACATGATGTAAAACATTATGGTGAAAAGTGTTGGGTTGTCGGTATCGTTATTAACTGGGGTAAGAAGCACTATGTTCACTGTACGACTTGGGATAAAAAGAAATCATTCTTTGTAACTGAGGAAATTTTCAGAACAGACTTCCACGATTATAACGGTTATCACTTTTAGATATTTTAAGTGAGGTGATTATTATGGGATCTACGGCATTTTGGTATAAGAACGGAAACTTCTACGATGTTGGAAGTGCGGAAACTCATGTAAACTTTTTCTTACAGAATCCTGAGTTATTGGGATTTTCTCAGAGGGAAAAGGAACAGCTCTGCATAGACAACGGACTTCCGCCTGATACTACAACTTGCGAAGAATACGGTAGCAAGAGAGTAGACATTATGCTTGAGGTTCTTAAGCGTGGTGCGATTCGTATTCGTTTTTACGGTGGAAAAACATCTGTTCAATGTTATGACAGAAACAACAAAATGAATTACAGGGAACTTCAGAACTGTGTACTTGACGGCATACATAAAATGTTTGGTGACATTTTAACCGTTATGGATACATTCGGCTGGGGTTTGGACCTGAATAATTACGGTTGGGGTACACAGATTAAAGACTTCATTGCTGCTGCCCTTAAACGACGGGAAAGGAGGTCTATTATGTCAAGAAACGAAACCAATCTGAATAAAGTATTGGGTGATTTTGATTATATCATCAATAAGAAAATACATACAAAGGCTCGTGAAGAATTCAAAGACAAAATGATTGGCACAGATAAAGACAACGTTATTCTCACATGGGCAATCGGAACACCTGAGAATCCTATGAAAGAAAAATCTTCTGATGAAGAAAACAAACAACGCTGTGAAAAGTTTGAAGAAGAGCTTGGTAGAGGACATTTTGACTTTGAAAGAATTCACGGGAAGTATGGCAATGATGAAAACTCTTACTTCATACCTAATATAACGATTGAAGACGCAAAGAATATTTTTAAGAACTTTGGTCAGGAATCATTCATTTACGGTCAGAAAGACTATGATGAAGAAACAGAACAATATTATCTTGAAATGGAGTTCTGGCAGCGTGAAAGTCTGAATGGTACTTATGAACTTGTCGATATGGAAGATAAGGTAGAAGATACACCTGACGCTGTGGACTATTTCTCTAAGTCGCACGGATTTAAGTTTAATATTCCGTTCTCTATCTTCCAAGCCTCTCAGAGATATTTCAACAGATACAATTGGAAATCTCCGAAACAGATTAACAGCGAAGCCTATGTTTATATTACACAGGCTCATAAATACCCTGGCTCACAGTGCTGGCGATACAGAGGAAGAATGTATCATAAGCCGCAATCTTGGGAACTGTCTAACGGTCTGAGAAATCAATATTATCATATGTGGAAAGAATAGTATTTATATATTCTTTATAAAGGAGATTTCAATATGAGAAAGAATATACGCTCTGGATTCTATGACGACGGTGAAGTTCACGGAACAGAAAAACAAGAATATTCAGGAAATTTTTGGCGTAGTGTTCCCGGTGTTACAATGATTTGGCACGGCGAATGGAATGACCCTGAACTCGAATATGAGGGTAAAGTTGCCAATTACTGGGACATTGAAGATGCAATGTATGAATGGGCTACTGAAGACGGTGTAAATGTTGATTCTGATGAAGCATTCAACAAATATTGTCAGGAACACGATTATGATGTTTATGCACTGTTTGATAATTATCCTATTGAATCAGGTTGCCACGGAAAGTCTAAGAAAGACGATAAGAAAGATGAAAAGAAACCTGTAAAATCTGCTATGCCTGGCAAAGAGAAATATATTCAGTCTGGTCGTAAACCTGTAAAGTCTGGATTGATGGACAAAACAAAGGAAG